ACTTAGAACTTACGCTACCTGCTGAACCAGGACTGACCATCTTAGGAGCCTTCTTAATCTTAGCTTGGAACTCTGGACGCTTACTCATCATCTGGTCATACTTCCACGCTTTGTGAAGCGCAAGCAATGCCCGTGAATCTGTAATCGTACTCAACTCTTGCTCAGAAAACCCTAAATTCTGACCATACTCCAATAAAGCTTTGCCTTCTGCTTTGGCCTTCTCTGGAGAACTCCACTCTGGAATTTTCTCCTTCAAACTAGCAACTTCTTGAGCCATCGTTTGTTGCATCTGCTTTTGCAGTTCAACTTGACGCACTTGATTGAGTCTCTCTTGCTCTGCTTGAACCGCATATCTCTGTTGTTGCCTACGCTGATGTGATGTCCATTGACGGGCATATTCAGTCGGGTCTTCAACTTCTAAACGATTCCAATCAGGCTCTGGAGGCTCAAACTCCTGCAATTTCTGCTGTAATTGTCCTAATATCTGAGAGTATTGTTCACGCTCTCCACGTACTTGCTGAAACTCAGACTCGACTAATTTGCGCTCTTCTGCTAGTTTCTGCGTTTTCCGTGTGTAGTCAGCTTCACGTTGATAACCTCGGATAAGTTCATCCTTTGGGACTTCGATTTCTTTGCCATCAACTTTGACAACAAACTTCTCATCCCTAGGAGCTTCTTCTTCGTACTCTTCGTCTTCGCCTTCTACTTCTTCGGAAGATTCCTCTGTTTCATCTTGCGTCTCCGCAGATTCCACTTCCTCAGACTCAGATTCGGGTTGCCCCTCCTCTGGTTGCGCCTCTGCACCAGTGTCAACACCCTCTTGGCTGTCTAGCATGGAAGCAAAGCTTTGCGCTGCTTGGTTTACTGTAATCGAACCGACTGCGTTTGCGTTATCGGACATATTTACCTCTTAGTTTAACAATCATTTGTTTGGGGGTCTTCCCCGTCTACGTACAAGGGCAACTTCTGCCATCTTGCCTGTATCCATAACAGAGCGTAGTTTTGCTCTCAAAATATCAACTGTTGTCAGAAGCAAGTAAGCTTGCTCTCTAACTGGTCCTTCCATTAGTTTGGAAGAACGAATCTCACGATAACAGTCATCTTCAATTCGTTTAAGCATCTCATTGAGAAGTTCATCCTCAAGAAGTAACTTTGCTCTGTCTCCTCTTGCGAGGTTAATTTCTAGATCGTCCATTTACATCATTGGTTGGGGCTGTTGAGGGACTTGCGTCTGATTCATTGCAGCTTGTTGACGGATTAATTCTCGGTCTGTATTCATTGCGGCATTAATCTCCGCACTTTGAATTTGTACACCATATTTCAATTCTAGCTCATATCTACGCAAAATACCATCTTGTTCAACACGATCTCTTTCACGATCATCAGACATAATCATTTTCTGGCGCTCTAAATCCAATTCAGCCGCCTTCTTTTGAATATCCGCTTGAATAGATTGAACCTGAACTTGAGCCAACATCTCCTCTGGAGTGGGCTTTGGTGGAGGTGGCTCTGGCAGTTGGAAGTCAACAGGTAACTGGTTAAAGTAATTCTGTGAATCCTTAATACCCGCCAACTGCAACATCTTAGTTAATGTATTTGTATACTGTGGTAAAGAAACAACAGGGTTATTAACTCCAGTTTCTTTAATTAGCATTTCCTGACGCATTGCCACTTGATTCAGAATATTAATTCTGTCTTCAATAGTGCCATCACCAACGCCCACATTAACAATTACGTCCATATTGGCATCCCAAGAACGGGGGTCAATTGGCACGAATGTATTACGCAAACGAATCATGCGTTCTTTATCTTGATTCTCAATAACGAGTTTCAAGATGCCAGTAAACAACTTACGCAAACCAGTTTCAGCAAAGATACGGGCAATCATCTCAATATGCTGATGTGCGGCATTAACAGTCGCAGATACTGCGGCTTTGGTAGTGCTTTGCAACGCATCCGCATCCAAGCCAGAGGCGGCCTTAGAAATGCCTGTACGGGTCTGTTTAATGTCATCCAAGTAGTCAAGCATTGGGAATGCTGCCTGACCAACAAAAGGAGTTGTAAACGGCTGAACCATACCTGGCGCTCTCATGCGAATAACAGCACCAACTTCTGTATTCAACACGTCTTCCATGTTGGCCTGACCTTCTACGATGGCAGTACGTGGATGGATGGACTGAGCCAAAGAGTCCAAGATGCCACGTTGGACATTGGACTTGATACGCTGAATATCCATGACCACATCAGCAGGACACATACCAAAAAAGGTATGGGGTTCTGGATCAGGACAGAAGTCAGCAAATTGTCGTTCAGCAACAATCTCATTACGCATGACTTTATTGCCAGTACCTACTGTGCAAATCCTACGCATCTCAGCAATGCCATCGCCATCAAAGTCTACCTTTAAGTAGCCTTCAATGTAGAGAACACTCTTGCTTGATGGATCACCATTGTTTGCAGTACTGATAACGGCAAATGGATTACGGGCTTGGTACTCTTCGTTGTTGTCAAAGTCATTACCATTACCAGCAACCTCAACCATCTCATCGTAGTCATAGCCCATTGCAACCAGATCGGAAACAGTCTTCATAGCCCTGTGGCCTACAAAAGTAGCCTCATCAATGGACTTTGCTCTGCGGTCAATCAAGAACTCTTCTGGGGGTAGAGCCTCAATCTTTACCTTGCCAGATTTGATTCTGCGCTTGATCTCCACATCGTACATCATGGGGGGTGGAGTCATAATTCCTTGGGCAAGATTCTGTTCTGCCATGCCAGGAATCGGATACTCACGCACCGCAGAAATCTCAATGTCTGGGTCTTGAGTCAAGAACATCATTGTCTGCTCATCAAGCATAGAGAATGACTCTGCTTTAACTTCAACAGACTCATCCCACCAGTACTTCACAATACCGCATTTGCGTACCAAAGCATCTTTAAATGCTGAGTGGAGAATCTTAAAACCTTGGTTATCACGCTTGAAAATGAAGTCTACATAGTCTGTAGCTTGTTCAGCATTCTGAACATCTTCAGGACCCTGTGGGGCAAACTCAACCACACGCTCTGGGCCAAAGAAAATACGCATCAGGCTAGGCAATATGCCTTGCACAGTATCACGCACATCCATTGATACTACTTGTGAACGGCCTTCTTCTTCATCACCAAAGGCTTGTCCATAATAGTATTCAGTAGCTAATGCACGATTGCCACCAATGTCATCATCAATAAATGAGATTGCGTCATAAATTTCAGCAGAGATAACGCCTTGAAGTTGCTCTTCTGACATTACCTCATCTTCTTGCATCTCGCCTTGCAAGGTTTCAGCCATCAACATTGGGTTATCTTGTTGCATTATTCTTCTCCATCTTCCATGTCGTATTCAGTTTTAGCCATCATCAACATATTCTGTTGATTCTTGGTCATTTTCTTGGTGATGGGGCCACCAGATAGCCATGCTGAACAGGTACGCTCACCTGCACACTTAAAGTCAAACAGTTCACAGTAGCCAAGATTAGCAGCGCCCTGTACGTCTTTAGCATAGCCATCAGTCTCTTCATCTATACCTTTTAGGATACAGTCAAGCATCTCAGGGGTTTGGATAAAGGCAGCGCAGTTACCGCAACGCATCTCTTGAACTTCATCAATAGATACTGACCACATATCAGCAAGGTTCTGCCAGTACTCTTCGTTATCTTCTTCTGGGTTGGCAGGACCATAGTCAACATTCTTGATCGCCCAATTACGATTCTTTAGGTTGAACTTAATGTCATAGGTTGCGGTTGGGCAGTTCATAGTTTTACTTTGGTAAAAGTCCAGTTATTGGGACATCATACGAGTCTTCTGGAAAAATCATTCGTCTTTGTTCTGGCGTAAGCATTCTTCGTTCTGCTGCGGCTCTAGCCATAGCCTCACCTTGAAGCATTCTATATTGCTCAAAAGCACTCATGTTTGGCAGATCTTTAAATTGAGATTCTAAACCACCCGATTGCCAACCCTCAAGATTTTGAACTCCATGTTGCAATTCATGTGTAGTTGATGTCAATGCACCAGGTTCGGTTTTATTGCGTATATCAGTAATACCCTTGCCACCAAATGTTCTTGAGTAACTAGCCATGTTTGCAGACTCTGGCAACCATTCGGGAAGCTTAGTAACTTTCATTCTATCTGTTGTCAACAATTGTGGGTATGCAGAATATAAATCTTGGTTTCTGTACATACCTCCTATTTGACCTTCCAAACCGCCCATATAGTTATTTGCTTTTGAAGCAATTGAAGCATCAAAGTTAGTCCTAAACTCAGCCTTGTTATCAGGAATTTCTTGCGACCACTTGTTTTCTGGAGTTTTCCAATTTCCTGTTGCACTCCAAATATCTCTAGGACTTGCACCTTTTTCCTCCATGCTTCGAGCAATGGCATTTGAACTTGCATCCCATGTTTTAGATTTAGGTCCAACAAATATTTGTCTTTGTGTACCTTGAGCTAATTCTTGAAGAATACCTGCTGGCGCTCCACCACGATCCATGATCTGTGGGACTACTCTTTCCGCAAACCTTTCGCCTGCACGACCCGCCGCCATAGCTGCTTTATTTACGCCTGATGCCAATGGCGCTACTGTCATTAATGCTTCAGCAGTTTCTGGTTTTAATAATGGAACATTTGCTTTGTTAGCATTAGTCAACGCATAAATTAAGCCCATAGGACTATCAGCGTATGCGGCACGCTCTACAGTCTTTGGTATTCCTGTGCTTTCAATTAAACGACCCAAACCTTGTAATTGCTGAGTTCTATTGGGATCTCTCATGTATCCAAGTAATCCTTGGATAGCATCATTTGACAACCCAGTTAATGGATTGGCATAAGGAGTAGCCCTTAGTTCAGCCATGATTATTTACCATTTAACCTTGTTTGCCCAGAACGCTGCACTCATTTTGCCTTTGGCAATATTCTGAGCATGACGGGCTTTAAATGCTTCGTTTCTTTTAGATCCATCAGGACTTCCAGAAACACCTTGTTGACCAAAGCGAATTAACTTCACTTCGTCACCAGACTTAGCCAATACAGCATGGCTTTTCTTTGGGTGGTTAGGAGTTTTCTTTGGCTTGTTGTAGCCAGAGAACTCTTCTGAACCACGCTTAATCATTTCTTTTTAGCAGTCTTAGCCGCTTGCTTAAAGTCTTTAGCAGTTGGCGCACCTTTAGTGCCAGGCTTTCGCATCTTTTCTTTAGAGCCAGCTTTAATTCGTTCTTGTTTGGCATTGATATTGGCATATAAACCTTGCTTCATTTCTTGCTCCGATTAGTTGCAGTTCTACCACCACGTTTGGGCATAGCACGGGACTCGCTCATTGCGATAGCGACAGCTTGGTCACGGGATTTAACCTTCTGACCAGAGGAAGACTTGAGCTTGCCTCGCTTGTATTCGCCCATTACCTTGCCAATCTTTTTGGCTGCTTCATCCATTTTCATAGGAATCTCCTAAAAGGTTTGTCAATACTACCATATTGTGTTAATAAAAAAAAGAGCCACTTTTTTAGGGTGGCTCAAAATGGCAACGGCAATCAGACCAAACCTCGGATCAACCTTTTAATCGGTTTACCCCAAGACAGGTTAGACCCCCAAGAGATAGTGGCGGCATCTGAGGCAAATGTCAAGACAAAAGCATCAGCCATGTCGGGAGA